CCGAAAAAGGCAAGGAATGCAGGCAGTATTTCATCAAGGTAGAGGAAGCATGGAACACCCCGGAAATGATAGTTGCTCGCGCCCATCAGATTTTGCAGGCACGGCTCGACGAGGCAATCAGCCGCGTGTCCCTGCTCGAATCTAAAATTGAAGAGGACGCTCCTGCCACCAATCTTGGTTATGCCGTAACCGCCGCTGATGACTCCATTCTGATCGGCGTAATGGCAAAAATCCTCAGGCAGAACGGCTATGACACCGGCGAGCAGCGATTCTTCGAGACGCTGCGCAGAGAGGGCTTCCTCATAAAGTCCGGCAGCGACAGAAACATGCCGACGCAGCGCGCTCTTGAAATGGGGCTGTTCACCATCAAGGAAAATGTGCATGTCACCCCGAACGGCAGTTTCACGACGCGCACGACGTTAGTGACGGGCAAAGGGCAGAGCTACTTTGTGAACCGCTACTGCGGAAAGGGAAAGTAACTGACCACAATCAAAAATCTACTCTGAGGAGTGAATATCAAATGGACAGCATCGCATCGGTTTTCATTCTCGTTGTCTTGGTTACATGGGGCGTGATTGCCCTCATCAATCGAATAGCCGTCGAAGAAGAGAGGCGCCATCACGACAGCGAGCGTGCATGGCAGGAAGCGGGGTATTGAATATGGCTTTCCGTATGCCGCCGTGCAAGGACGCGCACGGCAATGAATGTCCGGAACGTTCACTCGGCTGTCAGGGTACATGCAAGCGCATGAAGGAGTACCAAGAGTTCCTTAATGAGCATGACCGCGCCGCACGTCAGAAAGAGCGGCTGCTGTCTAAATATCAATTCGAGATGTCTGAAAGTGTAAGGCGATACGGCGGCTGCCGCACGCCGAGGCAGATTTGCAAGGACATGAGAAAGCGCGAGGAAAGGAGGCTGCGCAATGCCAAGGTCAAAGTTGATGCGGGATCCCGCTGAAGATGTAATCGCCGAAGAGATACGCAAGAACTACGGCGGAATGATGAATCTGGCTACGGTTCAAAGCTTTCTCGGCGTCAAGGATTGTAGAACTGCCAGACGTTTCCTTAATGGTGTGACAAGCTATTCCATAAATGGCCGAAGCATGTGGATGGCCTCTGACGTTGCTCACAGGCTTGTGGAGGTAAGGGACTTATGATGATTGTCGCCACTATCCCCCAAGGCAGCTACGTAAAAATTGCCGCGAGCGCCGTAATGCCGTGGAAGTCCATCGACGCAATCGCCACTGTCACGACGCGCCTGACGGAGCCTCAAGAGGTCATCGACCGCTGCCTTAACTGCACCTGCCCAGAGTGCTGGAACTGCATTGCATCCCGCAGCAAGCGCGCAAAAGCAAGAAAGGAGGCTCAGTAATGGGTGCGTGTCATCAATGCAAATGCTTCTACTGCGAAAATCTCTGCACCAAGAAGTGCCCTATCGGGCGCGTGTGTTCCACCTGCTATAAGGGAATGAACAGCCAAAGCTTTAAGATCACGCACTGCGACAAGCAGGTTCCTTACGATCCTACATATACCGTCACAACTGCCCCGCAAAGACCCAAGCGCAATCGTAAACCTTTGATCCGCAAGGATAAGCGGACAAGCAATAAGAAAAAATAGGAGGATAAAAATGGGATATTACAGTGGAGTCATCGAACACGACACCGGTATGCACGCCGATGCCGATCAGCAGGTCGCTGGACAGTCCATGATGAGGGTGGAGGTCACCCTTGCAGAGTACCGTGACCTCGTCGAGAAAAACGCCATTGCGTCGCATAAGCTCGGTCTCGCAAATGATCGTATCACCGAGTTGAAGCAGAAGCTTTATGATGCTCTGAAAGTCCTGGACGCGGACAACAAGCTGACCGCTACGCAGAAAGAAGAATTTCAGAAGCTTCTCGGCGACTATCAGGTCAAAAAGTAATTTAGGAGGAAAATCACGCTATGAACGAATCTCTCATGTCTCGCTCCCCTGCTACTCAGATGAGCGTCTATCAGGAAAGCAAGGAGCTTTCCGAAATCAAGGGCAAGATGTACCTTGCCCGCCAGTTCCCCCGCGATCCTGAAATGTCCCTCCAGAACGTTCTCCGCGAGTGCCAGAGAAAAGACCTTGCGGAAGCGGCGCAGTACGAGTTCCCGCGCGGCGACAGCGTGGTAAGAGGCCCCTCTATCCGTCTGGTGGAAGTTCTCGCGCGCCACTGGGGCAATATCATGTCCGGTATCACCGAGGTGGATGTACAGGGCGACACGACGACCATAAAGTGCTTTGCCTGGGATTTGGAGACAAACGCCTCCGATGAAAAGACCTTCTCCGTGAAGCATGAGCGATCTACCAAGAAAGGGAGCTACCGTCTGACCGACGAACGCGATATCTATGAAATGGTCGCCAACAAGGGTGCAAGGCGTAAAAGAGCCTGCCTGTTGGCCGTCATGCCCGGATGGTACGTAGATGCGGCGCTTGAAGAGTGCGACAAGACGCTTTCCGACTCACTTTCCAAGAGTGGAGAGAGTTTGGAGGAGATCATCGAAAAGACCGTCAACGCTTTTGCTGGCTTCGGTATCACACCGGAGCAGATCAGTGCCAAGCTCAACAAGGACATCGCCAAACTCAGCAACAACGACATTGTGAAACTCCGCCATCTGTATTCCGCCATCAAGGACGGCTTTGTAAAGGCCACAGATGCCTTTGGAATCGCTTCTGCTTCCGATGCTGCTCTTCCCTCTACGGACGAGGAGAACGCGCTGGAAGCCCTCAACAAGAAGCTTGCGAAGAGCAGGGAGAAGAACAGTGGAACTGACGCGTGATAATTATTACACGCCTGAGGTCGATTGGGAGTACATGTCGTGCTCCCAATATCAGGCATGGAATGAGTGCGAGGCGCGGGAACTGGCTATCCTGCAGGGGCGCTGGCAGCCTGAGGAGAAAGAAGCCTTTCTTGTTGGCAATTACTTCCACACGCACTTTGAATCCCCAGAAGCGCACGATCAGTTCTGCAGCGAGCATTTCGACAAGATATTCAAGACCAAGACCATCAAAGGCAAGGGTGGCGCGCCCGACCAGACGGTCATTACCGGCAAATATGCTCCCTATGAGCAGGCTGACAAGATGATACAGACCGCTGAAAATGACGAGTTGATACAGTCTCTTGTCGGTCTGCCGGGTGAAAATGAAATGATAATGCACGGCAAGCTCTTCGGTGTGCCGTGGCGTATCAGGCTCGACAAGTACGTTCCTGACGGGCGCATGATTATCGACTACAAGACCGTGGCAAACATCGGAGAGCTTAAATGGAGCGATGAACTTCACGAAAAAGTGACGTTCATAGATGCCTATGGCTACATGATGCGCGCCGCTGTGTACAGTGAGATTGAAAAGCAGTACGCAGGGAGCAAGGAAGACCCTCAGTTCATCATCATAGCTATCTCAAAGCAAGACCCGCCTGATAAAGACGTGCTCAGTCTCAACCACCGGCAACGGTACGACTATGAGCTTGAGAAAATCGCCAAGCGCTTGCCCATGATCCAGATGATAAAAGAGGGGCGCGCGAAGCCCAAGCGCTGCGGGTACTGTGATTACTGCCGCGCGACAAAAAAGCTTTGGGGAATCAGACCTTATTATTCACTCATGCCCGAATTTCGAGAGGAGCGCGAGGACGATGCAGCCGCAGAGTTCCGTCCTGAATGAAAGGGATCGTTGTTTGGTCGTTCATAAGCGCCGCGCCAGTTGGTTTCTCTGCCCTCTTTGCGGAGCATCCATAAGGTGGGTGCGCTTATGGGACGGCACATACTCCCCTTGCGACGAGGAACCGGTTTTATTCTGGGTTCCGGAGAACCAAAAGGGGCGGTACAAGGTCGTCCTAAAGGGCGAGATTTGGGAGCACGTTTCTCTCAAAGTTCCGTTCGGAAAGAAAGCAAAATATGCGAGTCTCCCGCATTATTATTCATGTCCCAAACTCCGCGCCGAGCGCCGGGAATGGGCATTACGCCACAAGGAATGGTAGGAAAAAATCTATGCTTAACAAAGTATTGCTTCAGGGGCGTTTCGTCAGAGACCCTGAAATTCGCACAACACAGAGCGGTAAATCTGTTGTGTCATTCACGCTGGCCGTAGATCGTGATTTTGCGCCGCAGGGGCAGCAGAAAGAAACCGACTTCATCAACTGTACCGCTTGGAACGGCACGGCTGATTTCATCTCCAAGTATTTCTCCAAAGGCAGCATGGCTACCCTTTGCGGCAGCTTGCAGATACAGAGCTACACTGACCGCGACGGCAACAAGAGGACTTCCCCGAATGTCAACGTCGAGAACATCTATTTCGCCGGTGACAAGCGCTCCGAGAAGTCCGAGGGCAAGCCGAAAGAGCAGCCCTCATCAAAAGGCAAATCTGCATATTCTTCCAACTCCAATCCTGCGCCGAAGCAGACGTTTGAGGAACTGGATGGCGATGGGGACGACCTGCCTTTCTGATGCGAGGTAGCACATGAGAGACAGGACAACAATCTCAAATGAGGTCGTGGGGCGGTATTCTTTCAGCCGCCTCACACCAAATGCACAGGCGCTTTATTTTTATCTCTGCTTTGCCGCAGATGATGAGGGCGTTGTGCATGATCCGGCAGCAGTGCTCAACAAGGTATGTGCAGACAGTCTTGATCTGGAAGAGCTGATCTCCGCTGACTTCATCACCAGTCTTGGCGAAAGCGGCGTATTCATCCGCCATTGGGCACAGCACGTCGGTATTGATGACTGAGGAGGGCTTTATGGAATATAAACCATGTCCGTTTTGCGGCTCGAAACTCATTTCTATGTATTCAAATTACAGTCGAAATGCTAAGGCATATTTTGTCTGGATTGAGTGTGATACCTGCGGAGCGCGAAGCAAAGCCACATCACAGCGCACGTCACCAGAAGACTCAAATTGGCGTGATATGGCCTGCCGGAAAGTTAGGTCTCTTTGGAATATGCGAGCCACCGCCACCAGACGCTTGTGGGATGACGATTGAATGAGGTAATGCCGTATGATACATACTTTCGATGCGCAAATAGCTGTTGAATATGGCGTAAATGCCGCTATTCTTCTGCAAAATCTGCATTACTGGATAGAGAAAAATCGCGCTAACGAAGTCAATTTTTTTGACGGCAAATATTGGACATACAACAGTGTGAAAGCGTTCAGAGAACTTTTTCCGTACATGTCAACAAAAGCCATCAATACTGCACTAGCGAAGTTGCTCGAAGCAGGAATTCTTGTAACCGGCAACTACAACCAATCTGCTTACGACAGAACTCTTTGGTACGCAATTACCGAGCGCGGATATTCGATTCTTCCAAAAAGTGAAATCCATTTACCCAAAACGGAAAATGAATTTGCCGAAACAGAGCAACCAATACCAGATAATAAACCAGATAGTAAACCAGATATATATAATAACTCTCAAAAAGAAAACAAGCAAAAGAAAAAGTGCTCTTCCGACGATGGCGATGCTCCACCAGATGTCAGCCCCGCAAGCGGCACTGACGCGCGCCCCAAAAAGGAAGAGAAAGTTTTCGACAAGGATTCTGATGCTTACCAAGCCGCAAGCTTTCTTGCCCGCCAGAAAGAAAAGCATTATCCCGACTTGAAGCCCCCCGAAGAAAAAGACTTGCAGCGCTGGGCATCTGACTTCGACAAGTGCAACAGGATAGATAAGCGCAGTTGGGATGATATTTCCGATGTGCTTCGCTTCTCACAGAAAAACGCCTTCTGGCGGAAGAACATTCTATCGGGGAAGAAATTCAGGGAGAAGTACGACCGGCTGCTGATTGAGATGACGGAGGAGAACCGCAAAAATGACAAACGATGAAAGAGCTCTTCAGTATGCCGTAGAGTACAACCAAGACACTGAGTTTTCGGTAACTGGCGCATATCTCCTCTATCCTCGCATCATGGACAAGCTTGTATGTGTTTTGCAATCTGAGGATTTCATGAATCCCCTCTGTGCAAAACTGTATGCGGCAGCGGCCAAGGCATACCGTGACGGTAAGATACTCGATCCAGTTATGGCGCGAGACGAAATTATCCATGATACAGCCAATCCCACACAATTCATTGCTGACTGCATGAAAATCTGTCCGTCCGGCACTGCCGCTGAGGGGCATGCCGAGTACATACACGCTCAAGCAAAGACGCGCATATTCAAGGCAGCAGTGGATGAAATTCTTTCTACATGCACAGGAGACGAGCTGGTCACGGGAATTGCTGGGGTCTGTCAAGACCACCTTAGCGGAAAACTTGGACGGAGCCATTCGATGGGCCAGATACTCGATAAGTTCATGGACTCTCTAAATGCGCCCCCTGCCGGACGAATAAAAACAGGTTTTGTGAGAACTGATGCTATGTTGAATGGCCTAAGGGGAGGCGATCTTGTGGTAATTGCGGCACGACCCGCTGTCGGCAAAAGTGTGTGGGCCGTAAATACTGCCATAAATGTCGCGAGATCGGGGAAAACAGTGCTTCTTTACTCGCTTGAAATGAGTGACGAAGAACTTGGCGAGCGCATTGTTTCGGGACAATCCGGTGTGCCTATGAGCAACGTTACAAACCACAAACTCACAGAGCCGTTCTGGGAGCGCATAACGAGAACTTGTCAAGACCTCTACGAGTTGCCTCTTATCATCAACGATGACCCACGGATAAACGTCAGCAAAATTCGCGCCGAAGCCAGAATAAACAAGAACGTAGGGTTGATAGTCATCGACTACCTGACACTCATGAAAAGTGAAAATCGTTACGCAAATAGGAACCTTGAGATTGGCGCAATAAGCCGCGACCTAAAACTTCTTGCTGCTGAACTTGACATACCCATCATCGCAGTTGCGCAGCTAAATCGTTCCGTCGACGAAACTGGTAGGCCGACTTTGCTTAGTCTTCGAGACAGCGGAGAAATCGAGCAAAATGCGAGCAGAATCATTTTTTTGTGGAACATCAGCGCAGAAGACGATAACGGCTCTCCCAGTATCAAGGGGCTGGCAGTTGCCAAGAACCGCTTCGGTTGTTGCGGAGCCGTGCAGATGCGGTTCGTCGGCGATCAGATGCGGTTCGTGGAAATGCGAGCCGACGAGGAGGTTTGGTCAAAGACCACTCCCCCGCGTCGCCGTGGGAAATGGGAGGATGATGACTGATGGTTTTGATACCGGATGACCCCATAGTGCGCAGTATGGAGCGCACAGGGTACCCGCCATGGATGCAGGACGATATCTGCGGCAACGATGATGACGAGAAAATTGAAGGCTGGCCAGATAACTGGCATGAGGAGGAAGGAGAATGAAGATCACACTTGACCCCGGTGCTTATGTGCCCGTGAGGGCGCACGCCACCGATGCGGGGCTTGACCTCAAGTCCCCGAAGCTTGTATACATACCACCCTATTCCAGCGTCGTGATAGACACCGGTGTCCATGTGGAGATACCGGAGGGCTACGCAGGGATGCTTAAGAGTAAGAGCGGGCTCAACATCAAACATGACATCACCAGCGATGGGGTTGTGGACTGCGGCTACACCGGAAGTATACAGGTGAAGCTCTATAACCACGGCAGCCACGGCTACGAAGTCAAGAACGGCGATAAGATCACGCAGTTGGTTCTTACGCCGATCATCAACCCGGTAATCGAGCTTGTGGATGAGCTTGAGGCCACCGAGCGTGGAAGCAAAGGCTTCGGGAGCAGCGGGCGATGAGTGTTTATGATATTTGCATAGCGACCGTGGTTCTCGTATTTGCGATGCTGGCGATCATGTCCATCTACGTCAGTATCGTTGAGGAACGTTTCGAGAAAATGAAAGAGCTCGTTGAAGAGTCCGCTTGGGCTGACAAAGAAAAGGTCGAAGCCCTGGACGAGAGAAAGTATACCCCGCGCAAGCCCGAACACCTCGCGCCGGTCGACGCTGACTTCTTCATTATGCCCGACGGGACGAAAATTCGCAGAGCGAGCACTACAAAGAGACGCAGATAGTCGCCAGAGGCCACAGGAAGTCGTACAGCAGCGTTTTGGACGCTTGACAATGAATTTACACGTCTGAAGTCCGAATGCTGCTAAAGCGGCCACAAGCGGCCTTTAGCGCAAAGGGAGGAGCGCGATGGTCGAAACAGAATACCCACCTCGGTGCTCAATGCGGATGTTCGAGGGAGTAAGGACACAATACCCTCTTTTCCGAGAGAATGGCCGTGCCCTGTACTGGACAATCGAACATCATGCAGAGGTGAGCCTTGGGGACTATGAGGTAGTGAAGAAAGACAAAAGCTATTATTTCCAGCAGCTTGGCAAGGCTGTTGAGTTTTTCAATCAGGAGGGATAAACAATGCTCAGAGTAACTGATGACTTTGAAATACTGATACAAGGCGGGTCAACTGACCTTCTTACACAGTACGGCACTCTGACCGCAAACATGTACAGGAGTTTCATCGAAAACGATGTAGGCGAGCCAGCAGAAGTCATGTTGATGCTGACAAAGGCGCTGGTAGCGGGCATAGAAGATGCGCAGAAAGGCGGTGAAACCGATGGAAATTAAGGACAGCGGCGAAAGGACAGAGTTTGGAACCGGCGCTGTGCGCGATATGCACACTGGGAAAGGTAAAATGGATCTTCTGCCTTGGGCGGCAATCATGGAAGTCTCAAAGCACTGTGAGCAGGGGGCTTTGAAATACGGCGAGCACAATGTTGATCGCGGTATTCCCCTTTCTTCGCTTTGTGATTCCGGGGCAAGGCATTTGGCAAAGTTCTTTGACGGTTGGGACGATGAACCGCACCTTACCGCTGCCGTTTGGAATCTTCTCTGGGCACTGGAAATGAAGCTCAAGCGCCCGGATATGTGCGATATACCTTGGAGGGCTGAGAATGATAAAAATTGAGAATGTGGTGTTGCCTTCTTCCGAACAATGGAAGGCTATTATTATGGGTTGTAGAAATCCTAAAAACTCTTGGGACAAGAGTGACAGCGAATTTAACAGGGAGGTAAAAACCTATTTCGATGAGAATGATGTGCCGTGCATAGACTTTAGAAAGTTCGTCATCGGTCCCGACGACCTGAAGCTCATGGTTAAACTTTGTAACGCTGGTGCAGACCACGGGAAATTCATGCGGATGATTCCTGTTTACTTAGATATTACCGCGCCGCTTTACTGGTGGTCTGAATACGATACATACAAGGTTGGCACGGTTGCTAACTCTTGCTCGAAAATGCACAAACTTCTTTACAAACCATTTGAAATGTCTGATTTCAGTTTTGACAAGCTACCCGGCTTTAAGAATGAAATCAAGCAGTTCAGGCCGGAAGTTGATGAAGAAGTGGAACTTTGGAAAAGGATCGACGCTGACTATGATGTAAGCAATCAGGGGAGAGTAAGGCACGGAAAAAGAATCCTTTCGGGAAGCGTTCACAGCGACAATTATATTTTGGTTACGCTTCACGGTAAGCAAATTCCTATCCACCGCCTTGTTGCAGAAGCGTTTATCCCAAACTGCGAAAAGAAGCCGGAAGTAAATCACATTGACGGAAACAAAATGAATAATGCCGTTGACAACCTTGAATGGACTACAAGGGCTGAAAACCAAAAACACGCCGTTGACAACGGCTTACAGCCTAAACCAGCAAAAACCTATCAGGGAAAGTTTACGGCTGAACAGCGCGAGGAAATCAAGCATCTTTGGGATTCCGGAATGTTCAGCCGACGGCAGCTTTCAAAGAAATTCGGCGTTTCGCATACCTGCATAAACGATATACTCAACGACAAATACAAGTATGCGGAATCCGTAAATGTATTTGAAGAAGTTGCAAGGCCAATAGTGGACACGCTGAACGAATTGCGCGATTCGTATTTTGTTTGCGAAAACGAAGCAAGTAAAAAAGAGATTTGGTATTCAATCTTGCAGTTGCTTCCCGAAAGCTACAATCAGCGGCGCACGGTACAGCTCAACTATGCGGTGCTGCGAAACATGTATCACGCAAGAAAGGGACATAAGCTCGATGAGTGGAGGAACTTCTGCGCATGGATGGAGACTCTTCCCTACTCAAGGCTTATAACTTGGGATTTGACATGAGATATGACAGTCTTGAGGACATGCCCCCGGCGCTGCGGAAGCGCGTGGAAGAGCAGCTTGCAAGAGAACGGACGGCGGCGCAGATCAAGCAGCGATACGCACAGGGCGCTTCCGAGGTGAGCAAGAGCGCCGCTGCCGCCCTTGAAAAAGACGCGGAGGCGCTTCGTCAACTCAGCCGAGATATGGGCGCTTGGCAGGAGAAAAAGCCAAAGCGGAAGTACAACAACCAGCCGACCGAGCGCCTTTTGTCAAACGGAGAGTGCATCAAGTTCGGCAGCAAGACCGAAGCGGCATATTACGACGAACTGGTTCTGCGGGAGAAGCTTGGACAGGTACGAAAAATCCGCTTGCAGGTGGAATATTTGCTGAAACCGGCATACACGGACGGCGAGACCGGGGAACGCATACCGCGAATAGCCTACTTTGCGGACTTCGTTTTCGAGGAGCTTCGTGAGGACGGGAACTGGACAACCCGTATTGTGGACACCAAGGGCGGCGGACGAAAAGGTACCAGTACCAAGACTTTTGCCATAAAGCGGAAACTCATGGCAGACAAGGGCTACTTCATCGACACAATCGAGCGGCGGAGGTGATTTTGTGACACCGGAAGAGTACACGGCATTTAAGCGCCGAGAGTACATGCGCAAGTATCAAGCCGAGTATTGGCGCAAAAATTCCGATAAAATCAAAACTCAACGCAGGAAACGACGGGATAAAAGGATTGGTGAAGAAGAAAAAGTTTAGACTCTGTTGCCAAAGTTCCGCTTCCGTCATATCATACAAGAGAACATAGAAAATTTCAGGCAGAGTGCTCAAGATAGATATAGCGTGGGCGGCTCTGCCTGTTTTTTGATTTGCAGGAGAGGAGGGCGCGCCATGGCAGATAACACAGTCGTACAGCGGTGCTGTTTATGCGACAGGGAGCTGAACGATACGAACGCATGGACGCTGCCTGAACGCTTCGGAAAGCGTTACTCACCTTACTGCATCAAGTGTCAGCCCAAGGTTTACGACCAGCGAGCGGCAACAGTCGGCTACAAGCTTGCGATGTTCCTTTGCGCGGCAGAGTTCAACATGCCGTATATGCCCGATCTCTTTAAGGCAGCGCAGAAGCTCCAGAATGACAAAACAAATCCGTGGGCAGCATATACGGTGATCCTGTGTCAGAAAGGCTACCACAAGGGTGAGAGATTCGTGCAGTTCGTCGACGGCGTAACTGATATCAAGAAAGCCTTTGACGGCAAATCCGAGACGCTGTATGTCGACGCTGAAATGCTCTGCGCCTAGGATTACGTTGAGGGGCGTGTTGCGCAGGAAAAGAAATGGGGCAAAGGCCCCACGGATCACCCTTACACGCAGGAAGATTACGACAAGCTTGACCGCATTTACTCGGCCATAGCAGATGGTCGCCCCGCAATAGGCCCCCAAACGCAGATGGCGATAGAGAAGATATCCCGTTGGACACTTGAACAGGATTATTACTTTTACAACGGCGACCCGCAGAAAGCAAAATTGCTGGGCGACCTGATAAAAAGCGAGATGGAAAACGAACAGCTCCGCAAAAAGGACGAGCTGCCGCAAGACCTTGAAAAGCTTGACGGCATAGTGAGGGCGCTCGAAGCCAAGGGGCTGCTTGGACTGCCATTTCCGGAACTGCTGGCAAAACTCCATCCTGAGTACCAGATGACAAAAGACGCGGCGGAGCAGATTCTCCTCGCAATTTACAACACAAGCGCGTGGAACGAGGGACGCGCAGAGGTGGCCAGCCTGCCGCCCTCGCTCCGGCTTGATGACCAGCTGGGCGAGTTCATGCAAGAGCCCGACGAGGTCGAAAAAGAGATTTACCGCAAGCTCGACCTTGTCCGCGGTGATGCGAAATGAGGAAGGACTACGTTTACAGCCGCAGAAGCGGCGGTTTCATCAAAAAGCAGACCCGACAGGGTGTCAACTATGATGACTTCACCGACGAATGGTGGGCGCTCCTAATATCGTTTTTCCGGTATTATCCAGATTATCTGGAAGATATCACAGAGAATCCGAACTGCAAATATCACAACAGTCTGATAGGCCGCATAATGCGGCGAGCAATGGTACGTTACCGCATGGTGGACATCATAGGTTCGCGCGGAACAACCAAAACCAGCGCCGTGATAAGTTCGGCAAGCAATAAAGGCATCTTATACCCCGGCGAAGTCACAGCGTATTACGGCCCTTCCAATAAGCAGACAGCAAAGATCGCGTCGGAGGCGTGGCACGAATATCAGTACAACTACCCGTATTTGGCGAAGCACTGGAACGTTAACAATGATTCGTCGGACACCTTCAAGATAAGCACGGCAGAGGGCAGCGCAGTCGAAGTCGCAATAGACCGAGGACGCAATACCCACTGTGTCATAGGCGAAGAGTGTGGTCAGGAGGACGGCTCAGTTCCATTCAACTGGTCAGACTTCAATCAGGTGGTCAAGGCAACAAACCGTTTGCAGCACCTGATTGACGGCGTTCCGGATCCGTCTCACCAAGACCTTGCCGAGATATACATCACGTCGGCAAGCTCGAAAGAGAACCCCGCCTACAGCGTTTACATCAAGGCGCGCAAGAAAATGGCTGACGGTGAGAGCGCTTTTGCCTGTGCTATTCCTTGGCAAGTTCCGGTTTTGTGTCATGTAAGACCGTTTGAATACTATGACGGGCTGAGAGACACGCTGACGAAAGAAGAGTTCATGCGCGAGTGCGAATCTAAATGCACCGGCAGTGTGGACAATCCCCTTCTTCGAGATCAGTACGTACAGGATGCCAAGACGCTGACCATTATGGAGGACAGGCATTGCGGCGACCCGAACGTGCGGTACTACATAGGCTACGACGTCTCGTACCGACAGAGAAACGGCAATGCAATGTGCGCCGAGGTAGTGTTGAAAACCTACGAGCAGCGCAGGAGTACCAGTTTTAAGAAAGACTGTGTTTATTTGACCGACCTTCCCCCGCTTGATGCGGAGCGGCAGGCGCGGAGAATAAAGAACCGTTGGGCGCAGTACCGTCTTGCGGGAGCGCCCGAACCGATCATCGTTATTGACTCATGGCAGTTTGGTGAGGCTGTTGTACAGCAGCTCCATAGAGACCTTGGAGATGGGCTCCCGCCCCTCTGTACGGTCAACAATGACGACCGATACCTCGATTTGGTTCAAAAAAACGCCAAGCCGTGTATTTATTCACTTTATGCAACACCGGGACGCAGCGGCGCAGACCCCAACATCGACATGCTCGACTACCTCACGCGAGAGTTTGAACACGGCAATGTGGGCTTATTGATAACCAATGTACACGAGGGTACACGGGCTTATAAAATGGCTCATAACCTCAAGGATGATACGCAGGATGTCAAAATCCAGCATCCGTACATCAAGACCAAGGAGTTGTGCGACCAAATAGCTAACCTGCGTCGAAAGAAAACCGGCAGCGGTTGGACGCAGGAAGAGATAAACAAGCACATCAACAAGGACTTGTGGTCGGCAATGATGTACGCCGCGCGGCCTATAAAGCTCGACGAAGATGCTTTCGTAGCGTCGCAGAACCGGCGCAAGAGTAGCTATCAGGAAGCGGCTGAACATCTCGACAGTGAGATAACATACGCGCCGGTGAGGACGCGGAGCGTAAGACGACTTGGCCGAGGAGCAATAGTTTGATGGATATCACGAAAAACAAGCTGTGGGCACTCCCCACGACTGATAAAAACCTCAAATTGCAGGAAACATTCAGCCATTTCTACTCGGATGCAGACCATATACTGATAATTTCTTCCGATAAGCCAAAGGGCGCGATAGAGGTCACGCCTGACCTCGAATACCTCCTGGCACAGTCCGATTGGCTGTGGATATGGAGCGAAAGTAACGCGGTCCGATGCGAGGAAGAACTAAAATACCGCAAAGAGCTTGACGATTACATGAAGGACTTTGAGAAGCGATTCTTCGCCGAGCTCGATAAAATGCAGAAAGGTGGGGCGGACATTGGAAATACAGCAGATGGGGCCGATGGAAGCTCCGGCAGCGACGAGTTATAAGGCACTCGGAGAGATATTGCAGAAAGCCAACAGCATGTACGGCGGCATGGGAATGAGCGACTATTTCACCGCTTTCTCCGCTGCCGGTGGGCTTGGATTTCTGAATAACTGGCCGCAGATACAGAACACCCGCGTAAAGGGCATAAACACGCGCCCTGCCGAGTTCACCAAAGATCAGATAAGCACAATGGTGCAGAACCCAGACGGCAGTGAAAAGAGCCTGAGAGCGGTGTCAGCGTCGCTTGCGTATAGCACCAAAACTTACGATCTGATCCTCAAGACCTATCCCGATACGCTTACCTATTCATGGTACGTATATCCCACGTACACCGATACCGAGATAAGCAAAAAGGATAAATTGCGCGACATGCTGCTTGCGCAGCGCCTCGTTCAGACTGTGGGGGCTAAAGAAAAAGCCCATGAGCTGTGTGGTCTGTGCATGAAATACGGCAAAGTCTTTGTCACACCGCGTATTTCGGTCGATAAGAGCCACAACAAAATAAACTACGCTTTCTTGCAGGAACTCCCGATGGACTGGTGCAAGATTGTAGGTTACAACAACGGCCCCGGCAAGTACACAGTGGCCTTTAACCTGTTTTACTTCATGCGACCGGGCAATGACTGGCGTCAGTTCGGTGACCTTTTCGAGCCGTATATGCGGATTTTCGATGAAGTTGTCGTAAAAACGCCGGGGAAATACGTCTATAACACCATCGATACAGACAAATTCAAAGCCATTCACGCGAATGAGACAATAGGAAATCCCGAATGGGTAGCCGTAGGGCGGCAGTATTTCTACTGGGTAACGCTCCCTGCCGACAGGGTTTTCACCATCGAGGTAGATGATACCACTCCCCTCGTTATCCCGCCGAACACCGGCATGTTCGTGTCACTGACGCAGATACCTAATTACGAGGCGGCACAGCTCGAAATAATCCTTAATCCGTTGACGTCTGTGCTGACTGGCTCGCTTGAAACTTATGACCCGAAGAGCGCAACGGATAACGACCCCATAAGGGTCTCAGACACGACGAGGAAGCTTTTTGAGTATCTGTGGTATCAGATGCTCAACAAGAACAACACCAGCGGCATAGGGCTTTACCTTGCACCCGCGAAAGACTTGAAGCTTCAGACGATTTCTGACACCGTCGCAAACACGGACATAAGCTCGACGGCATATTCAGACCAAATTCTCAAAGCCGGTCTCCCCTCTCTCATCCCCACCACAAACGACCCGAAGGTCGGCGTGGCACAGCTTTCCGCTTGGCTTGCGGCTTCTTATGCGAAGTTCATATATGGCAGCATGGAGAGGATTATGAACTGGATGATAGAGAGCCTGAACTGCAAGACCCCGATGCGCTTCAAAATGTTCGGCGACATCTTCAAAATAGATGACGAAATTGAGAACGCGCGCAAGGGTATGACAAACGGCTGTCTCACAGATACACTCAAATATGACGCGCTGTCCGGACACACGATACTTGACGATATTGCAATATCTGATTTTGTGGACGAAAGCGGCGTGATGGATAAGCGCAGACCGCTTGTTACCTCATATTCCGCCAAGCAGGAATCCAGCGGACTTCCGCCGCAGGCAAAAAAGGAAATCTCCGACGACGGGCGACCGGCAGAACGCGGCAGCATAAACAGCGAGACGCATGAGGAAGAGATATGAAAGATCGAGCTCAAGAGAAACCGCCTGAGTTATCTGCCGAAATGATAGCAATTATCAACAGACTTTTGCAAGAAGGCAAACGTTTGGAAATTGCGGCAAAACCCAACGGGATTCACCTTTGGGAAATCAAAAACAAGAAAATAGAGATATAAGGAACCTCACGTAGGAGGTTCGACAAAGCCAAAGCAGGGCTATTAGCACGAAGAAATTCGTGTTGGTAGCCCTGCTTTTTTATTTCACCGCAAGGGAGGAATGAGACTTGAGAGACTTTTACGCCGCGTATCGGGAGGACAGGTATTCCTTCCTTTACGAACCTATGCGCAGAGCAATGAGCGCGATGGGAAATGCCATGTGGAGTTTTGCGGCGATAAAGGAACACACGTGGTACAGCGGCTATGCGGCTCTGACGCGCGCCATCCATGCGCTTGAACACAAGCAGCCTGAATACATCGATCAGTTCAAAGACATCATGGCAAAACTCGGCCTTCCGCTGAGTTATCCCTCTATCCCGGAAATGCAGGACAGGTTTTCTACCGTGCCTGAGGTGCTGGACAAGTGCATCAGTCTTATCGATGACGTGAATGATGGGCTGTCCGGGGTCATTGAGGTTTGCGACAACGCCAATTTCGAGCCGCTGGCACGCTACGCCGAGAACGTTCAGATGGAGAACTATCAGGACAGGCAGTGGCTGTGCGAGGCCAAGGCAATGGCGGAAAACGACGGAATAAGCAGCACCAGTTTTGATAACTGGCTCAACCGCACGCTCAATGTGCCGCAGAAAGAGTGATGTCCTATGGCCAAGAATAGATACAAAGGCGCTGAAATAACGCGCACATCGCGAGGGCAGCTAAAAATTCTGTCCTCTGGCGATAGAAAACTCTACCGGGTCGAGCTGTGGATGCTGAATGACAAGGTGAACCGCAACAACTGGAAGTACATCAACCTCGCGGCGCACCTGCCTGAATTCAAGGACATCCCCATTCTGACCGCCTATCTCCCAAGCGGGAAGATCGGTGATGGGCACAACTACGACCTCAAGAGAGACCCGAAAACGGGTGAAACCTACGCTTCTTTTACTGCCGCCGATGCCGAGAGGATAGTCGGCTGGATCCCGAAAGATGCGGATATCCGCTTAGAGCGGAAAGAAGACACAAGCTGGATAGTGGCCTCGGCATTTCTGTGGAAATGGTACGCACCGGAATTGGTTGACATGATCGCTCGGCAGGGGAACGGCATGGAAATCTCCATAGAAACGCTGGTGACCAAAGAACATATGGAAGGCGACGTTGCGGTCGAAGAGGAATATGTAGTGCTCGGCGTCACCGTCCTTGGCGCGGGAGTTGCCCCGGCTGTAGCGGGTGCGACCATCCAGTCCCTCTCTGCAATGAGAAACAGCATGGAAAAGATGTGTCTCAAAGCTGCCTCATACGCAAAGGAAGCTACAGCCAAAACAACCACACACGACAAAGGAGTGAAAGAAAACATGATTGACAAAGCACGACTCAAGGCGCTGTCGGAGAAGTTCAACGGCTATACCGTGGTCGGCGCTTCGAGCGATCTGAAACTTCTGGCTCTTGTGAACGCGAACGGTGAGCCTTTTACCTACTCCGTCGAGGAGAGCGACAAGGGCAACATCATTCCTGACCGAATAATGAGAGCCAACGCCTACGTTTCCTACAAGATAGGCGAATCCGAAGTTCAGGCGAGTCTCGATGCCTTTATGGGCGAGGCTGAAATCCGCTACAACGCCGCAACTGAGCAGGCGCAGGCCGACGCAAAGACCATCAAGCACCTTTCAGAGCAGCTTGACGCGATGAAGGGCAAGGAGGACAAGCGCCGCCTGAACGCCGCAAAGACCGCCCTTGAGGACGAGTTCAAGCAGTGCAGCGGCGCGGAGGGCAAGTTCGACAGCGAAATCCTCAAAGACCTCAAGGCGAGGGTTGAGAACGGCGATTTCACCGCTCGTGAGGACGCTGACGGCAACTGGATCGGCGAAGCGGAAGTACGCATGAGTGTCAAGGCGCTGTGCATGGACGAGCAGAAGAAGCTCGACGAAGCAGCTGCCAAAGCAAGCGAGAAGCACTACTTCAACTTCAACAACATCAAAGGCAACTCTGGCGGCAGTCCGCGCACTTTCGGCGAGCTTTTCAAGGGCGACGCTCACGAATAATGAAAAAGGAGTGACTAAATAATGGCTTTTACTGAGAAAACCGCATTCCTTCCGAGAATGTGGAATAACCGCAACGACGACCTGCAGAACATCGCGGGTAAGTTCGGCAGCCTCTCCGGCACGACCTTCACCCCCGCTGACTGCTCCGCAGGCTTCATCTGCAATAAGGGCGCACACATGGCGACCGGCGGCTACCAGATGACCGCAGCTGCAGACGGCAAGCAGGACGTTTATTTCTGCAATCCCGGTGATGTACAGCGTGGCACGATCGGCAACGGTCTGTACGCAGAGGGAATCAACACTCTCGGCCTTGGCATCCCGTCCGGTGTTCTGGACACCTTCTCCAAGGCTATCCCCGGCGAAACCTACGCTTTCGGCGAGGGCAACTTCTCCACCGCTGTAGATGCCACGACCAACATCTACGCCACCATCACCAATGGACTGCTCGTCGGCACCAACGCCGCACCCGCAGCCGGTTCGGGCATCTACTTTGAGCTCGACAAGGGTCTTGGCATCGACACCTGGACCGAAGCCAACTATGCCGCGGGCAGCAGATTCAACATGCTGTGCCGCAAAGCATAAGGAAGGGAGGACGCACAACAATGAATGAACTGCTGAAGTTTAACTCTGCCCTCGGCAACCTGACCAGCAAACCGCTGTCCGGTGACGAGTACGCAGACCTTGTTACTCGCGGTAGAATCCTCGCGCTTGAGAAGGCTGGTCGCGAGAAAAACAGAGCGCTTGCCGCTGCTGGCAAGCCCACTGAGGACTTTGCGTTTGCCTGCAACAGCGCGAAGGCTTTTGAGGAGCAGTGCCGCGAGTGGACTGATGACGTGCTCTACTTTGCCGCTTCCAAGGCAAATTCCGTTGTCGGCAAGTCTACTGACCGCAAGGATCGCAGCACTTTTGCCAATATGTCTCTCGCCACCGACCCCATCTTCCTCAAGGTCATGGCAACCATCATCGGGGCTACCTACTACCCCGTAACTCCTGCCCTCATTTCCCCGCTGGTGGGTGAAATGGTTTCCGTGGAGACCACTCCCAAGGGCAAGACCAAGACCATCAACGTGACTTCCAACGCTGTGTTCCAGTACAGAGACACCTCTTGGACTGCTCTGCGCAGCGTGCCGCAGGATCAGCTCTACGGCAACACTATCACGCTCAACCCCAAGCCTTTTGCCACTCGCGGCGTTATCAACTTCTACCAGATGATCGGCAACGAGGGCAACCTCGTCGATACCGTCGCCGCAATGGCTGGCGGCTATGCGGCCTACATCATGCAGAAGTTCACCACCGCCTTCGTTGAGGTCGCGGGCAACACCAAGTACGTCCCCTCCGCTCTGAAAGCCACCAGCTACACGAGCAACAACTGGGCGACCGTCTGCCAGAACGTTGCAAAGGCTAACCGTGTTCGCCGCGATCAGCTCATCGGCTACGGTGATTTCATGGCGCTGCGCAATGTCATCCCCGATACCACCGGGCTTGCCAGCGCGATCATGTACCAGCTCGGCGATCAGTACTTCCGCAACGGCTACATAACCTCCAAGGATGGCGTGCTTCTCTACGAGATTCAGCCCACCTCCACGCCGGAGACCATCAACACTACCCTGACCAGCATCTTCCCGACCGACATGATCATCATCGCTGCCCGCGCAAACGAGCGCTATGCACCTATGGTCATGTGCTTCGAGGAGGGCGCTGACACTCAGATCACCCTCACTCCGGGCGAGGACACCATCGCAACCGGCAGAATCGAGCTTCTGCAGGTCGACAGCGTCGATATCGCCCCCGTCCTGGCAAGCCGTATAGGCATCATCTCTGGCGTCACCAGCGCCTGATAATCCGCAAGCAGAGGAGGGACAACCTCCCTCCTCTGTCATCTGCCATGAAAGGAGAAATTGAGAGATGGCAATGAGCGAAGAGCAGAAAAGAAAAATGGCCGAGGGCAGGAAGAAGAAAGCGGCTGAAAAGGCTGCCGAAGCTGCTAAGCCGAAAGAAGCGGAGAAGCCCGCAGAGCCTGTTGTACAGGCAGTATACGTCACCCCCAACGAGAAGATGGTGCAGTGCATCTACATTGACAGCGTTATTCCGAATAACGAGATCATCATCGGCAATGGCCGAAAGATAAGCGGCAGCGGACGAGTGTTCTCTGTCCCGCTGAGCGAGTTCGAGAGTACGTTCATCACACCGCTGATAGCGAAACTCATCAAAACCCGAAGAATCATAGTGCTGGACGGCCTGAACGACGAGCAGAGAAGCCTTTATGACTGCGAGTATGCCGAAAATGAAGTCATCCGCCGCGAGGGTGTTTTTGATTTCTTCTTCAAGAAAGAGATCCCCGAAGCCGCAGAGATATTTGGCAGCCTGTGCGCAGAGCATCAGGAGCTTGTAGCGGCGCGTTTCATGGATGCCTATCTGAACGATGGCAACCCCCTCAAGCGGTATGTAAGCCGTGCCAGAGTCGTAGCGCTCAACAATATATCTAAGGAAAAGCACAACGGCGAGGGCATTTTCAAGCCCATGCTCGAAGCGCTGAATGCAGAAGATGTCTAATCAGGAGGATGTTCCCAAATGAATGAAGTGGTCGTTGCGATACTTGGCGGTAGCGCCGGAGCAGCCATTATAAATGGCGCATTCAAGCTCATTGAATTAGCGGCAAACAGAAAGGCTCAGAAAGACGATAAAGCCGAAGCCAAGGCAGACAATGACAAGCTTCAGGATAGCGACATCGCAGAAATCAAAGAGGCCATTAAGTCCATCGAAGAGAAAATTAGCACTCTCGAAAAAAGAATCGCGGACGTGATAATAAGCGAACAGGAGTCACTTGGTGATCGGGTCAAGCACCTGTGCGAGAAGTACATTGAGCAGGGCTTCGTTTGGATGGATGACCTCGCAAACTTGAAGCGCATGCACAAGGTGTACCACACCATCCTCAATGGAAACGGCTTTTACGACGACGTCATGGCCAAAGTTGGAGAACTCCCAATCAGAGTAAAGGAAAGGAAGATACCAAAATGATAGAAAACATGACCAATGCAGCAGTGGAAATCGCTGCCAATCTCATTACCCAGCTCGCAATCATAGCCCTGACCACCGCGTTCGCGTGGCTCACGGCCAAGATAGGAAAGAACAAGCACCTTGAGAACATCAATGCCGCCAAGGATGAGCTGAAAGATGCCGCCATCCAGACCGTAGGTGAACTGAATCAGCTCTTTGTTTCCGCTTGGAAAGAGACTCAGGGAGGCAAGCTCACGGAAGATCAGGTTGCAAAACTCGGCGCAGAACTTGTTAATTTGACCCTTAAAAAGATGAGCGGCAGTGCAATTAAAGTCCTTGAAGCTGCCAGCATAGACCTTGAGACCTACATACACGGCGTAGCTGAGGACTGGATTGGAACCCTCAAAGGCAACGGCGTAGAGGCTGGCGTCATCACCGGCATTAAGTAAATGAATTTTTTGGAAGCGGGGTGAGTTTTGAATGAGCACAGCGTGGGAACCAATCGAAACGCAGGCGATGACCTACATAAAAAACGATTTGTCCCTTGATTGGGACATGAAAAACCGCCTCGCTGTCTTCTACAACCGCATGGCAGCGTACATGGATTGGGCTATTCCCCTTTTCAACCGTCCGCCTGAAATGCTGTTAAAACTGCAAAACCTTACCGCCCCAGATTTCGAGGATGTGGACTACACCCCCACAGAGAAGCAGGAAGCACCCGTGACGATAGAAACAGGACTCACTGGCTTCGATATCTGCTCATGCGGACTTATGGGCAAAGATCAGTTTGGAAATGTGACTTACTCCCCTGTTTCCTGTGTTTACTCCGCTGAGACCGGCGACGTTGTTGTGAACATCGACCTATCCCCGGACGATACATTGTCCATCAACTTTTATAAAAGCGGCGAGTTTGCCGCAGACCTCAGCCGGACGGAGCAGACCATACTCGCCTATGCAATATACGCGGCGTGGGAGCACCGCTTCGACAACAACGCCATAGAGCGCACATCCAAGATACGCGACAGCTCTTTCACGACGATAAGCGAGGCTTCACAGACGAACGCCAACACCGCGCGGCAGAAAGAGGTCATGCAGCAGTTCTACGGCATGCTCCGCCACTACGAGGAGAACAGAAACTACATAGCAACTGTTCTCAGCACAAATCTTTGATAAGAGGAGGCGGGGCATGAATCTGAACAAACTGGCGCGAAACGCCGGGATGGTCGGCGGATGCGACTACGCCCAGCTGACAAACGAGTGGATGCACTCGCAGGGGCTGCAAAAGCAGTATTTCACCCATCCGACGCAGGCTAATGCCGTAGACGTTGGTGATCTCGCAGACAATGTATTCAACACAGCATGTCAGGGAGTAGATACATCCAAAGATTGGTACGAATACACGCCCATCCAGATCCGCTCGACCTTTGCATCTTCCTCCGCCACGGGCGAATTGCAGCCGGACGACTGGCAGCGTATCTATATCATCCAACCCGCAGGACTGACTTATATCCCCATCGGCTCTTACATGCAATATGCCAACAACTGGTGGATCGTCTACAAGCCCAACAACATGGGGCTTGGAATAGGTCAGGCTGTTGTGCGGCGCTGCAACGCCGTCATTAATGTCCTCGACTACTACGGCAACGTCATTTCTATCCCCATGAGCTACGCCAAGATGGGCACTCTCGGCAACGCAAGCCATGCAACGGAGAACAGTATCACTGCAAAGAACTATATCTCTTGCGTGTGTCAGCTCAATAAGTATTCCAAAGCGTTTATAGAGAACACTCGGCTGCTCTTGGGCAATATGTCTTACGCAATGCGCGGCGTGAACAACTTCACGAGGGAGTTCACGAACAAGGCGGACAGCGTACATATCATCACATTCACGATAGAGCTGACAGAGCCGCTGCCGCAGGACGACTTTGAACGCGGAGTAGCTGACGGGCTTGCGTTCAACTGGCAGATCTCCGTGACCGCAGACAAGAGCATGAACGCCGGTTCAACACAAACATTGGCCGTAAAAAGCATCAGGAACGGCGAGACCGTTGTTTCTACTGCCGAGAACCCCATTACCTATGTATTTACATCATCTGACACAAACGTGCTCACAGTGGATGAAAACGGGCTTGTAAAGGCTGTTGGCGAAGGCTCTGCGACAGTAACCGTTACGCTTGCTCAAAATCTGGACGTTGCGCAGACCGTGGACATCACTGTTGCCGCTGTTGGCGAAGGCTACGTCGCCTTTACCAGCACTCCCCTGACAGCGCTTCACTCTCTTGAAACTGCCGAGATAAGCGCAGTTTGGTTCGAGAACGGTACTGCAACAGACGATGTTGTCACTTTCAGTTTTTCGGGAGCTGATGAGGACGCATACAGCGCAGACGTGCGCGGCAATAAGGCAACACTCACCTGCTACGGGCTTTCAGATAAGTCACTGATAGTGACAGCCACGCGCGAAGACAGTACCGCTCAAATGAGCATAGAACTTTTGGATTGAGGTGAAATCCCATGAAGTACGAATGTACCCACGCTCGCGAGGCAGACAACATCCCATACATAATCTGTGACCGAGAACCAATGCCCTCCGCCGTGGATAAACAGAATCTGTATCATTCGCTTTGCCCCTATCAGCGTTTTTGTGGGCAGAAAAGATGCGCAGTGCTGCTCCCTGAATGGGTGCGTTGCAAGAAAAACGCCGCTGATAAGCCGCAGGAGAGCGCAGGGAAGCCGGTAGTCGCTAAAGCGGGCGCGGATACCCTCGCAAAGAAAAGCGTGCAGAAACGCCGCAAATAAGCTTTAACGCCAAAGGAAAAGGAGAAATGACGATGGCGATCACGATAACAGAAGAAATGCTGAGAAATGCTGACGACTATCTCAGCTTGGCGCAGAAAGAGGGCATGGCAAAGTATTTTGCCATCGCTTGTGTTGAGGAAACGAAATCTGTTGGCGGGGATATGCTCCCGCCGCTGCTGAAAGAGCGCTTCGGCTTGAAGCAACAGTACCTTATGGGCGTCCTCGCCCAGCTTTATCTTCATCAGGATTTTGAAAAGCAGAAAGTTTCGTACATTGATGGCAAAAAGACTGCCGGTGTTCTCGATGCCTGCATGAGCGAGGAAGCCTACGACGAGTGGGCGCAGAGCCATGTTTTCTCGCAAATGAACCGCTTTGTGCGCCGCCATGACAACGATCTTTCGGACAAGGCTTATGAAATTATGAACGATTTCAAGACGTTCTCCATGATGCTTAATGACAGCATACATGCGTTGATAGAGCAGAACAACGACCCTGTGGGGCGTGTAGTGAAAGTTCTGTCCGCGGCTATCACGCCGGAGGTCACTCAAGAAATCCTCGCGCAGTTGGAGGAGGTCAAAGGCATGGCAGAGCAGATTCAGGAGGAGAAAGAAAATGCCTGACTGGATAGGCGCGCTGCCCTCCACAGATAGTCCCTACTACCCCTATACGAAGGTTGTAGCGGGCAACACGATGGAAGGAGCCGAAGAGATCCCGTACAGGTTGATGAAATACCTGATGGACTTGCCGTCGCGCGGCTATACGCCGCCCTCTGATAACAGTTTTCCGAGGGCGAGGCTCAAGAAGCTTCTGTATTGGGACGGCGCAAAGCCGCTTGAACAGCCGCTTCCGACGCCGCAGCAAATCAAGGCGATTCAATTTGACCCACTGCACCCAGCAGACCCTCCTGATGCAGAACGCGGATACAGAATCTTCCCACAGGAACTCGTCAGGCAGAGTCAGGATACGGCGCAGAGCGTTTTGAGAATCTATCTCGGCCCCGCAAACCGCATCCAACAGAAAAACACCTACGTTTTTCGACAGACCATCATCTATTGCATCATGTGCAACTACGGCATTGAAGCAAACATGCAGGTGATGGGAAATTCAAGGTCTTACGCCATAGTACAGGCGATTCTTGAAGCCACTGAAGGTGTGAACTTCGGCGGGGTCGGCTCGCTGAACACCTACCAGATCACGAAGTTCGACGATGAGCGTGTGAACACCGGCTACAAGATTTATCAGTACATCGACTGGAACGGCGATGACAACATCTAAAGGCATACACGCCGAGGAGAAAATATGCAAGGCGTTAATAAATATGCAAATGAAGTCCGAGAAAACAAAGAAATCGAGTTTAACGGACTGACATTTTACCCGCTGACGGTGCGCGACTTTCCCCTGTATCGAAGCGCAGCCGCCGCATTTGAACTTATGCAATCCTCATTGCCGCCAAAGTTTGCCCGCCTGTCATGGTGTCAGTGCCTTGACGAAATGGACAAGCTCGGCAACGGCAGTCCTTTCTTGGAACCAGTTCTCAATGTTGTAGCAAAAGCGTTGAGGCTCGAAAGAATCAAACTGCCTGACGGCGCATACGGGTATCAGCTTTCCACCCTGCGGAAAGAGGGCACTCTTATGGGAATTTACATCAGGGAGCACGAAACTGTTCTGACCATCCAGATGATGGATGAGGTACGGCAGATAATTGCCGCCCAAAACGACTATCAGCTTCCGGACGAAAAATGGAACCCGGAACTGGTCGCGGCAGAGCAGTACCTAAACAGCCAAAATATGCCGAAGCTCGATATTGAGATCGAGGCGTGGGTCTATTCCGTAGCCGCGAATGTGGGAAAAGATGCGGACGAGCTATGGGATTGGCCGATACGCAAATTCAGAGGATTTGACAGAGCAATCGACAGAACCCTCGGTTACCAAATCTACACGTTGGCTCAAGCGGTCGGGCTCACGAAGTTTGAAAAAGGCGCGCCTTATCCGACGTGGAAATTCGACAGGATTTCGGAGCTACCTGCCGGATTCAAGACACTGACACAGCTCGAAGCCAAGGCAAAGGGGCAACTCCCTGAGCCGATGTCACAATAACAAGGAGTGATACATAATGTATTCTTTCAACCCTCAGTATGAGTTTTCCAAGGGAATCGTGTACTTTGAGGCGTTCGATGTCGCTACCGACGATCTTGTCGGCTTCTCCAAGTACGTAACCGACTTTTCTCCCGCGGGCAGCATGAATGACGGCGCAGTTGAAGGCGGCCCCGGCAACATGCTTATCATCAACATTCCCGACACCTCCCGTCTGACCTTCACGGCCAAGACCGCCGATTCCGCGCTGAACAACATGGCGCTGACTATCGGCCAGAGCCTGACCGGCAACGGCGTCGTTGAGACCTCGAGGCCCGTTGTAGCAAGCGGTGCGGCGCTGACCATAACCGGTGCTGTGGCTCCCCTTGGCGGTCAGAACGGAGCTGTGGCCTACATTCTCGGCTCTACCGGCAATGACAAGGACACGGTGGCAGCAAACAGCGGCAAGGCTTACAAGGTTGGCAGCGACGGTACCATTCAGGGATTCACCGCTGTTTCCGGCAACACCTACTGCGTGAAGTATTTCGTGCAGAACAGCTCCGCCCTGCAGCTCGCAGTTCCTGCGCTGTTCCAGCCGAAAGTCGTCCGCGTTCACTTTGCGGTCAACATTTACGCCAAGAACGGCGGCGGCGATGCGAAGAACTCTTCCCTCTTCAAGATTCGCCACTACTACATCCCCTACTACTTCTTCACCGGCGCACTGTCCGACACCATCAACCAGACCACTCCTGGTTCTGTTGACCTGTCCGGCAACTGCCTGACCGCTGATGAAGTCGGCACCGATGTCTGCGCAAGCAACGCCATGCCAAACTACTGCTACATCGTTGACGAGTTCGTCTCCGGAACTTCCACCGGTTCCGTCGAGGGCATCTACTTCGTCGGCGCTGGCGCAGGTGTCTCTGTGGCAAACGGCGAGACCACCGAGCTTGTCGCCAAGTACGACGTTGCCGGTACGCTCACCAACATCTCTGACATGAGCGAGGTCACCTTCTCTACCGCAGCAGAGGCAACTGCGAAGTTCAACGACCCGCACTCTCCTGTGCTGACCGGCGTAGTTGCTGGCACTACCACGGCCACTGTCACCGTGACCAACAGCATTTCCAAGGTGACTTACACCGACACCATCCCCGTAACCGTCACCTAAACCAAAACAAAGCCCCCGGCGCAAGTCGGGGGCTTATCCAAGACAGATGAATGATTCTTTCAACAAGGGCTTATTCCTGTGTTTTGGAGGGCAATATGAGCGTCTTACAAGATTATTTGCAGATTCGCGGATTGATAGATTCGGCCATTGAAAATGCACTAAGAGACAGCGTTGCTGATGGGCTAAAAGAAGCAATACAGAAAAAGGCAAAAGAAAATGTCTACAGCTACCCCGCGTCTCCCTCCGCAATGTACAAGCGGCGCGAAGAAAATGGAGGCCTCATTGATGACACGACCATGCTGACCACCGTCGATGGATTGACACTGACACTGGAAAACACAGCAGAGCCGCAGAACGCCGACGGCATTGATCTCACCCCAATCGTCGAGGAGGGCGATCCTGCTTGGCATCAGCCCTTTGCTCGTCCCTTTATGGATGAAGCGCGAGACGAATACGTGGACGATGGAAAAGCCGACAGCGACATTGCAAAAGAACTAAAAGCTATGGGATTTACGGTTTCTTAGGCGGATTTGCAGGCTTTGGAGAGGATTTTTTCTTGGCTTTTGAGGACTTATCAGTTCGCAGCATGGCAGCAAGCGCCCACTGCTGGCCGAGAGACATACCTCCTTGACCTTGTGCGAAGGCTTGAGCAGCCATCTGGGATTCATCCCAATTCATGATATCAACTCCCTTCTATATAGATTATACACTATGCGCCGTTATGTTGCAAGCGGAGGTTAACGCCGAATGAGCACAATAGTACAGATACAAGTAAATGTAAATGACGCAAAAGCGATAGCCTCGCTTACCAACATAGAGAACATCGGCAAAAGACTAAGCAGCACACCGATAGAGATAAAAGTCAACGCCGGGACTGTTGACAAAGTCTCAAAGTCAGTTATCCAGCTGGCGAGAGAGCAGACCAAACAGGCTACTGCAAGCGCAAAGCAGGCAGCGGCAGAAGCCAAGGTTCAGGTCGCGCAGGAAAAAACGAAGCAAACTTCTAACAGACTTGCCGCACAGCAAGAGAAAACCGCGCAGTCGGCCAATAGATTGGCTACTGGTCAGACCAAAGCCGCATCCGCAACGCAAAAAGCGGGCACCGAGGCGCAGAAAACTTCGGCGCTGACCGATCTGCTGGGAGACAGCCTTGGTCGTATCGTTGCCAAGCAGGCGGCATGGCAGCTGATAGGCAACGGCATTACCGCTGTGAAGAACTCTTTCGTTGAAGCCCTTTCCACCATGAAAGAGGTCGACAGTGAGCTCGCGACCGTGCGCAAAGTCACCGGCATGACCAAGGACGAGATGGATTCCCTTGGTGAATCGGCGTACTCCACCGCATCGAAGTACGGCGTTGCAGCAAACGAGTACCTCCAGAACGTTTCCACCTTCGCCCGTGCGGGTTACAAAGAAGCCGCACAGGGACTCGGCGAGTTGGCCATAAAGACACAGCTCGTCGGCGACACAGATCAGGAAACTGCCGCACAGTTTCTGCTCTCGGCGGATGCTGCATGGAAATATCACGGCAATGTTGAAAAGCTTTCCCTTGCACTGGATGAAGCAAACACTATAGATAACAACTATGCGACCTCCATTCAGAAAATAGCCGAAGGCTTGCCCATTGTTGCAAACGTGGCGTCGATGGCGGGAATGTCCATGGAAGAAACCATGGCTATGCTCGGCACAATCACCGCCACTACGCAGGAAAGCGGTACAAAGGCGGCAACTGCGGCCAGAGCGCTTATTCTCAATATTCTGGGCGATACTACTACCGAAATTTCGGATGGCGTGACAGCAACCGAGGAATCCGTACAGTCTCTTAGCGGCATACTCCAGAAGTACGCCCCCGATGTTGTCGCGGCGGCAGAGGCCACAGGGAAGCTTATAAACCCGATGGAAGCCATCGAAGCACTGTCAAAGGCAGCAAAGGACGGGCTGATTTCCGAAGCCGATTTGATGCAGATGGTTTCTGCTCTCGGTGGAAAACTCCGCACGAACCAGCTCCTTGCGCTCCTTGAAAACTTTGGTATGTACAAAAACATGTTGGCTGATATGGGCGTCGCTGCAGGCAGCGCCGATCAGGAAGTCAGCGTCATGCTCGATACTTGGGACGCGAAGGCAAATATTCTCAAGAATACATGGACTGAGTTCGTCTCCAACATGGCCGATACCAGCCTTATAAAAGGTGGACTTGATGTTATCACTGGACTTGTCAAGGTTCTTGATAGCGACTTCGGCCACCTTGTCGTCACTGTAGCTGGTGTAACAGCAGCGTTTGCGCTTATTTCCAAGGGCGCGGTTGCGCTCAAAACTGGCATAACTGCGCTCGCCTTGGCGCAAGGGCCTTTAGCTGCCGGGGCTCTGGCGAGTGCCGCCGCTCTCAAAACGCTTACTGCTGCGATGCTTGCAAACCCCCTTTTTTGGGTAGCAGGCGCCACGGCAGTAATCTACGGCATAGTAAAAGCCGTAGATGCGCTCACCGTTACCTATGAAGAGCAGGCGCAGATTTTGTCTGACCTCGAATCAGAGTATGAGACTACCTACGGCGAGGGAACGCGCTTTGACGAGCTCAAGAGTAGAGTCAATGAGCTGACAATCGCTGAACAGAACGAATATAATATTCTGAAAATGCGCAACGACGAGGCGGAGCGGCAACTCCAACTTGCAAGGGACGCCGAGTACGACAAGTGGATGGATGCCAACTGGAGTAAAAAGACGGCAGTTTCTTCAGACACTTTTGACAGCAAGGCGGGGCAGTCATCGACTTTGGGTGCAGACACCGTAAGTAAGTTCAGGAGCGAGCTGGCCGCTGCCCATGACGAGTATGCGAAAGGCGAGACTACACTAACCGAGTACAGGAACGCGATCCTCGACATCGCGTCGAACTACGACGATCTTTACGACAAACTCGTCGCCTATAAGAAAGACGGAAGAGAAATCGGAGAAGATGCAGAGGCTCTGATTGCGCTGTATGAGTTCATCGCAAAGAAATCCAGCGAAATCGACACCAGCGGGACGGACGCAGTAGCGGATTCTTTCGAGGAAGCAAAGAGCTCGGTCGACGCAGCGACAGAAGCTTTACAGAGATACAACGCCGAACTTGACGGGCTGGCTGACAAAGAAGCCAACGCAAATGCGATGCAGACAGCCTTCAACAACGCCATGAAGGACTTTCAGGCAGGCAAAGTCAGCTCGGCATACGTCAAGTCTTTCTACGACCAGTTTATCCCCGACGATATAAAAGAGCAGTTTGGGTATAGCGTCGCCGATGCCATGGAATGGGCGATGAGCGACAGCAACCTCGGCAAAATATTCAACAGCGGCGATATGTTTGGTGCATTTTATGATGTCATCAATGAAGCCGCGCAGGGTGGCTCACTCGACGGAATCGTCTCGTTCGATGACAGCGGGGCGATCACAGCGATCTCCTCCTATAAGGAACTCGCAGAACAACTCGGAATAACCGAGGGGATGGCGCAGGCTCTCGCTCAGGGACTCAGTGTCTACATGGACGGTGTCTTCTACACAGGAGAGGAAGCCTCCAATATCGTATCACAGTTGGGTGACAAACTCGGTGAGGGTTCGCATTCTCTCTCAGACTATGCGTCTGCACTCTCTCAAATCACGGGACAGACGACCGTCGAGGGACTTCTCAGCGTATTTGAGGGGCTGGAACGAGCAGGAGCTGTCAATTGGGCAGATAAACTCGGTGTAGGTTCCGCTGAGGAAGCCCGTAGTCAAATAATCTCGACAATCGAGGCGCTTCTCGGAGAGACAGACGACGCCAAAGCCAAAGCTAAGGATCCTGTTACGTTTGATGTTGACGCGGAGATTGATGAGGCAAACGCAAAGCTTGCTCAATTAGACGAGAAGAAAAAAACCGCCTCCGGTTCGGTGGATGTGCCGGTAACCGTCCCTGGCGCGGCAGAGGCCGAGCAACAGCTTGGCGATGTTAAGCAAGCGAAGGATGACGCAAGCGGAGATGTGGAGTCTGGCGTGGATGCGTCGGGAGCAGCAGAAGCGGCGAGCGAACTGCGTGACGTTGGCGATGCCGCAAACGAAATCCCCGATTCCAAGCAGATACACGTTTCCGTTAGAAACAACGCAAGCGGCGTACTCAATGCAATCTATTCACGCCTTGCCTCGATTCGGAGCAAAACCGTCACGATCACCACAATAGAGAAAAAATACAAGCAAACAGCAAGCGGTGCCCTCATCCCAACTAATGCAGGCGGCACTCAAAATTCTCCCGGTGGTCGCGCGGTGGTCAACGACGGTGCGCCGGTTAATGGCAGTTCGGCAGAACTTATCGTGGACAACGGCGATGCCTATATTGCCAATGGCGGCAAAATGGCCATTGTCGACCTGTCCCCCGGCGCCAAAGTCTACACCGCAAAGCAAACCCAAGATATGCTTACCGGCGAGAAAGAAGAAATTCCGATGCACGCAGGCGGCACAGGGCTTGTAAGACCCGGCGGCAATGGTGGTGTCTACGGCGGTGACCACAGCGGCGGAACTGGCGTCGGCGGCAGCACAGCCAGCAACGCCGAAGAAGACGATCCGCTAAAAAAAGAAGTCAGTGAAAAGCTCGACAACATAGACAAGCAGATTGAGCTTGCCCGGAACCGGAATGACCGAGCCAAAGAACAGGCTTTGCAGGAGCAGGCCGCAAAGATGGTTCGAGATTTCGTGCAACAGTACCTCAACAAGGGATACAGCAACACATCAAACGAAGTTCTTGATCTTCTGAACCGCGGTTACGGCTACTCTGATGACCTTATGGGCGAGTTGGTCGACTCATTGGAGGCTCTTACCGATTCGACCAACGCAGCCAATAAGCTTGCAGAGAAGCAACAGGCGGTTGAAAAGGCACGGCAGGAGCTTGAGAATGCAAAAAAACAGCGCACGGTCAGAATCTACAATCCAGTCACCGGACAGTGGGAATGGGTGGCAAAAGCCGATGACATCCTCAAGGCTCAAGAGAATCTGGCAGAGGCAGAGAAAGATTATCAGGATGCCAAAATCGAGCAGGAACTTGATGCGATCAAGAACGGCAATATCGGTGATATTGGTGACCTGACCATGAGTCCGGCGCTGCGAGAGCTGATAGCGAACGCGAGCGATGAGGAGCAGAAGCGCATTGCCGATATTCTGCACGCCATTTCAGGCGGTGCAAAGAACACCACCGATACCACCGGCGAGAGCATCTTCCGCAGCACCGACAGTCACGACGTATACTACCAGTTCGGTGATTTGAAGCTCTCTGAAGCCGAGGCGAAAAACATGACCGTCAAGGAGCTTGCCGAAAAGCTCAAGACTTTGAAGCTCACTTAAACGGGAGGCGGAAATATGCTCGAAGGAATCATAGAATTTTGGAACGCACTAAAACCCAAGGTAGATCAGGCCGTGACCGAGAGAACTGGGAACTGCCTGCGTGTGGACAGGTTCGACGTCGTCGCCGCTCCAAGTAACGGGAAGATATCTGTGCGTCAGCCATACGGGCGCACGATATCCATCCCGTACTGCGAAGAAGTCGCAACCGCCACAGCCGGAGACACGGTGCTTGTCATCTGGTGGGGAAGCCTGTCGACCGGCAAAGCATGGTGTTTCGGCGACGGGCCGAAGTGATGGGAGGTGAGAAGCTTTGCTTTTTCAGCCGTCAAATATAAGCCCTGATGAAATAAACAGCAGCGGTACAGTAGACCTGACGCAGCCGCTGGACATAAGCTGGCAAGTCAATGGGGATTCCCCTATGCTTGCGTATCAAATTGTTCTCTATGAAAACAATTCTGCTTCTACCGAAAAGTACGACACCGGCAAAGTCTTGCTTACGACCCCGTTTTGGGGCGTGAATTACGCAGGAGAGACTCAATTCTATACCGTAACCATCCCAAAAGCGACACTGAGCGCAAGCGGCATCACGAACGGCAACGAATACAAGTTCGTGATTACTCAATGGTGGAGCGGCACCGATTCGGTAACCCAATCAACTGCATCGCTGCTCCTTGGCAGGAGTTTCCCGACTGTGGCCATATCTGCAATAAGCGATCCCCTGACCGGCTATTCGGCCACTTTTACCGGAACATATTCTCAGGGACAGGACGATGCTCTTGCATGGGTACGGTGGCGCATATGTGAAGTTGACAGCGAAGGCAACCGTGGCGACGCGTTTGTGGACACTGGCAAAATATATGGAACCGGTGAATTAAGGGTAGACTATTCCGGATTCCTCAACGACACCAGTTACAGCATCATCCTTGATGTTCAGACGGTAAACGGCGTTGATGCGTCAAGCGGCTGGGTAGACTTCCATGTTGAATACGAGGTATCCGAAGATTCGGTCGGCAGTGCAAGCGCCTGTCAGACCTCGGACGGAAGCGTGCTGGTAACTTGGGCGCAGATAGAAACGACTCAAGGTTACGACATCTATCGCAGAACGACCGGACAGAGCAATCTTGAAAAGATCGTGACCGTCGGGCGGACAGTCGGGGAGATTCGAGATTGGAGTGCGTGTTCCGGGCAGGAATATACATATTATGTTTTCCCTACAGGCCCATTGGCATACCTCACTGCTGCAATCGTCACCAACGCCGTGAAAGTGCAGTTCTGGATGTGGAATATCATAGAAGCCACTCCCAATGCAGACGGCACATATACCGCTGTGGCAAGCTACTTCTTCCGCTTTGGCAGCGGCGGGGGGGGGGGGGGGGGGGGGTCCAACAACTCCCCTACCCTGCAGAAGAACTTCACCCGATACCCAACGCGGCAGCCAGAAACGCCTAATTACCTTACCGGCAGCGTCGGGGGCTATATCGGCAAAATAGGCAGAGATGCAACATACTCTGACACCTTAGCTCAGGCGCGGGCACTACGAAACCTCTCGACGTCTGAAAACACGCTGTTTCTGCGTGACCCCAAGGGGCATTTTCTCAATATCCACACTAACCAGCCAATCACAGTGAGTGTAGACCACAAGAGCGTTGTCATGCCGCAGACGGTGACGATTGGATGGGTCGAAGTAGGAGAAGCAACTGGACTCAAGATAATCAACTCGCCCGAAGCCACATTCTGGCCGAGTGACAGTATTATATTCACCAGCATAACTGTTGACCCTGCGACAGGATACCTTGTGTGGACAACAGGTGATAACTACGAGCTCGGTTCTGTTTTGAGTCTTTCCGATGATGGTGACCTCATTCAGACGACGACTGATGGATTCACTGTCGCTGGACTTGAAATCATCGACAGCAACAACCTTCAGGCAACTTTGAATGTGGGAGGGTGAGCGCAAAATGTATAGCCAAAACTGGCAGCAATACCTTTCCACGTTAAAGACTGACTTCACAAAACTGGCAAAGCTTGAGTTCCTGCAGCCGAACGGCAGCGTGGCTTTCGCTCTGGATAATCAGGTGGCGAACAAACGTTCCAAAGCCTTTATTCAAGAAGGTGACATTACTGTGAACTTACAGAATGGCAGCCGCAGGCAGGTAAACATCTCCCTTGCAAACCTCGATGGAGCTTATGATTATGCACTCAACAAGATATGGTTTGGGCAGCAAATCAGGCTCTCCGAGGGGCTGATACTCCCGGATGGTACAGACTTCTATATTCCGCAAGGCGTTTTCCTTGTGGAAAACCCGGAAGAGGCTTTTGAGCCGGGACTCCGTCAGGCATCATATCAGCTGACCGACAAATGGGCGGCAATCGACGGAACGCTTGGCGGCAACCTTGAGGGCGCTTACGGTGTAAACGCCGGAACCAACATCTTCGCCGCCATAGCTTCCCTGCTCAGGCTCAACCGCTTTGATATGTCCGGAACAGCTGGCGCGCCCATAGATGCAGTTGCTCCACTCTTTACAAGCTATTACAACGACAAAACGCAGACGCTTACCGACGGCTCAAGTGTAAGTCTGATAACCGCCCCTTACGACTATCTCAGTTCTGAGACTGGGAATATCGGCGAGGTCATCCTCGGACTTGCAGAGATGCTTGCTGCATGGGTGGGCTATAACCCGACCGGACGGCTGGAAGTAGATCCGTCACAGGATGACATTCTTGATACATCTAAACCTGTTTTGTGGGACTTCTCGATGGGCAAGCAGCTAATGGGCATCCGGTATGCGCCGAAGCCTGCCGAGGTTTACAACGATGTCATTGTAGTGGGGGCAACGAATAATGAAAGCCTTACCGCGAGAGGCAGAGCGCAGAACCGCGACATTTCCTCTGACACCTGCATCAGCCGCATAGGGCTGAAAACCAAACGGCTCTCGATGAAGGACTATTACTCCGATGAAATGTGTCAGGCGTATGCCGAATGGCAGCTTAAGCGTTACGCCGTGCTCGGCAAGACAGTGACCTTGACCACGACACAGATGTTCCACATTGTGGAAAACCAGATCATAACCATACGGCGAGAGGACAAGCCCGGAGCGCCCACCGAGAGGCATCTTGTACAGGGCTTCACAAGGCCGATAGGGCAGACGGGAACCATGACCATAAACGCAGTTTCAGTCAACGACTTCCCCATTGCTACAGCTGTCACAGACGATGAAAGAATAGGAGCGTGATAAGAGATGGCACAATACGACCTCGGTAAAGTATCAATCAGACCACGCGGCGCATATGCCGCAAATACCAACTACGAGTTTCTTGACAGTGTGCAGAACCTTGGCGGCTCGTGGCTGGCGCTGGCTGCAAGTAAGGATGTTCAGCCCGGTGTCACCGCAGGGTGGCAAAATTACTGGATGATGATAACACGGGGCATCAAAACCATTGTCGGCAGCAGCCCAGCAGACGGTCAGACCAAAATCACGATAACGTTCACAGACGACACGACTGCTTCGTTTACCTATAATAATGAAGTACTCGCGGATGGCAGTGTGACGTATCAGAATCTTGCCCCAGATGCAGTCAAAGTGCAGTTTCTTAACACCACAATCGCCACGGCATCCTTTGTCTCTAACAGTACATATCAGGATTATCCTTACAGGGCATCTGTGGGCCTCACTGGTGTTTTGGCAAGCATGACACCGGAAATCATCTTTTCGCTTACAGATGCCACGAGTGGGAATTTTGCACCCGTAGCAGAGTGCTATAACGGCGGTATATATCTGTATGCGGCGTCTGCGCCTGATGCAGCCGTCACGATACCTACAATTATCTGTTGGAGGTGAGTATCTAAATGGCAATAGGAAAAACAAACGCAGGAGGCAGCAGTGGTTCCGGTGGTACTCTTACAGTTACCGGCATTGCAGGCGACATCGTGACCGTCAGTAAAGACGGGAAAACCTATACCCGGACATTCAATAGCAGCGGTGTTGCAGTCTTCAAGGGTCTTTCAACCGGTACATGGACTGTTACCATGACAAACAGTGCGGGCCAGACCGCGACACGAACTGTCGAGATCACAGCTGATTACACACTTACAATAGCATATTTCTCTGCGACTATCTCCATTACTTACCCTGCGCAGAGCACCTGTGTTGTCAAAAACAGTTCCGGAACGCAGGTAGCCAGCGACACCAACACCAGCACGGGTACTAAGACATGGACGGCTACGATCGATGCTACCGGCACTTACACTATCACCGCAACCGCGACAGACGGCAGTGGCAAAACAAAGTCGGCTACAGTTTCTATCACTGCCGATGGCCAGAGTGCGAGTGTGACGCTGAGTTATGAGCTTGTGCTGTTCAACAATGGCGTAGTAAGCGGCTATGCGTGGGATTCGTCAAATGTCGAGAGTGGTTATGGCTATGCTCAAGTCTCTGACGGCTTAATCTATTTGGGAGGATCTACTTGGGATAATGGTTTGGTATTTAAACCGGGCTGGGGCGAAATTGGTATATCTTCCGCAATCGGTTTATCAGATTATAGCACCTTGAAAGTTCGTCTCAACAAAATCGATAGTGCCAAAGGCACAGCAAAGATTCAAGTTGGCACAACCGCGTTGGGAGATGACACCGCAACCACAACGGTGACTCTTACCGCTGGCACTACTACAAGCCTTGATATTTCCTCTATCACAGGCAGCAAGTACATATCGCTGTATGCTCAATCTGATACCAGCGCTTACGGCAACAGCATAAAAGCCTACTTTGATAAGGTCTGGCTTGAGTAAGGAGGCACGACATGACAATCTACATAGACAGTGACTATAAATGCTATGTCTCCTCGGCAGAGGGACGCAGAGCGATAGAGACGGGCTTCTTCGACGGCAAGTGCGAGGAGTGGATAGAGAGCTACCGCTTCGTCCCCGCGGGCGGGACGTGGACGCGCGAGGACGGCGAGGTGTTCACGGGCGAGATGATGTCCCCGTGGAAACCGCTTGACGAAGCGTACGCCGCTCAGACGGCGTACGTGACAGCCCAGATTGAGAAAATTAAGGAGATATACGCATGACTTACGATGAACTGCTTGAGAAAATAAAAGCTGACCATGTAACGGCGGAACAGGTCAACGCCGCCGGGGGCATACGCGAGGAAGTCACGCAGTCGGACAAGATAGGCTACGACTGGCGTATATTCTATGTTAATGATATAGCAGTGCGTAAAGATTATGTCGAGCAAGAAATCCCATTCGGCACAGCTGATAATCCCATTATATGGAAAGAGGGTATGAGTCTTATTCCTAACGCCTACTACACTCATAATGATGTGCGTAAGGTCTGGACAGGCGACGCTGGCGCAATGGCAGCATGGGATGACGATAACTTTGTGGAGTTGTGATATGGATGACGAACGGACAGTCAGTGGTTTGCTGACAGAGGATTAAGAATATGTCTATAATAGAAAAAGCCATCGCTCAGATGGAAACATGGGCGCAGGATAATTCACATGGCTACGATCAGGCGAACCGTTGGGGGCCTGATTACGACTGCTCGTCCGCGGTCATACAAGCTTGGCAGAATGCTGGTGTTCCTGTGAAATCCAAGGGGGCTACATACACCGGGAACATGTATTCCGTGTTTAAGTCTTGTGGATTTGAGGACGTGACTGCATCCGTCGATATTTCTGCCGGAACAGGTTTGCAGCGTGGAGATGTGTTGCTCAATCATGTTAATCACACGGCTATGTATTGCGGTAATGGACAGATCGTACAGGCATCTATCAATGAATTTGGTAAAACAACCGGCGGCCAGATCGGAGATCAGACAGGCAGAGAGTTCTATATTCGTAGCTATTATAATTATCCTTGGGATGTAGTCCTTAGATATAATGGAAGTGCTGAAAATATAGCTCCATCAAGCCCTGAAATGCCTAAGCTTAATCGTAATATTACGGTATCTTTGCCTGAGATACAGAATGGTGATATAGATGTTTCTGTCGCTATGCTTCAGGCGGCGTTAAAGTATAAGGGCTACAATCCAAGATGGGTTGATGGCGAGTTTGGCGCTCAGACCGGAGCCGCACTCAAAGCTTTTCAGTCCGACCACGGCTTAGACGCTGACGCGATCTGCGGAAAAGCGACATGGAATGAGATAACCAAAGCGTAAGCATGCACACAAAGCCCCCAGAGCGTCCAAGCGGCGTTCTGAGGGCTTTGCCATATCAATTCATCGCCGCAATCAAACGGCTACCGTAGGGCTTGTGACGGCGTTTTCAAGCACATTGCCGATACTGGCTGCGAGTTTGGCGGGATGGAGACGCTGGGCGTATATCGCCGTTACCTTGGTGTCAGCGTGGCCGAGTACGCCGCTTATATCGTCGACCGCAACACCAGCTTCAAGCGCGGCGGATGCAAAGCCGTGACGCAGAGCATGAGAGCGGCAGGCGCTTTCTTCACCTATCACGGACTTGGTATACCCATTTATAAGTTCGGAGAGCTGGGTACGCTCCAAGGGCTTCCACTCCCCTGTTTTGCGGCTGACGCAACCAAACAGCGGCGCATTGTCATCGGCAGAGTCCGGACGTATACCGGAGGCGAGGTAGTTTTTCACAGCAGTCTGAGCCGCGGCAGAGAACGGAACCATGCGGGGCTTATCGCCCTTGGTGACGCGGAGCATTATGCAGCCATTCGCCCAATCGAGGTCAGCCGGGGTAAGAGAACGAAGCTCGGAGTTGCGCGCACCAGAGAGAAGCATAAGCGTGACCTCCGCCTGTTCCCTTGCCCATGTAGCCATTTTCTTGCCGTATACGGGGCGTTCGGCGGAGATAAGGGAATGTATCTGCTCAACGCTCAGAACGTGCTCATACGGCTTTTTCTTGGCTCTGGTGACCTTTCCCTTGGGCGGCATAGCATCGTCGAACACAAACGCCTCTGTGTAGCCGTATCTGGCCGCGAACTCGGAGAGCTGACGGAGCTGCCCCATGTAGAGACTTGCTGTGGTGATAGCATCATGCGCGATGTCCGAACGGAACTTCATCCCCGCGTCGGCGTTCCCGTCCGCAAAACCGTGGCGCGCCATGCTCTCGCGGAAGAGTCGGAACGTCCGGGCATAACCGGTGACTGTCTGCGCCGACAGCTCGTTATTGCGCATATTCTCTATATATGCCGCACATGCGGCGTCGTATTTCTCAAACATGGGGCGGATCTCCTTTCCTGTTTAATCAGTAATCGTCATCGTCGAGGTCAACAGGGTCGATTTTGAATGTGTTTAGGACGTTCACCAGACTGTCCAGCTTCGCTTTCTGGGATGAGAGCCTTGAGTATTTGTCCTCGACCTCCCACGCCATGCTGCTCTCTTCGTCGAACCTCTCGCCGAGAATATTGAGCAACTGAACAACGATGTGGCAATCGCAGTACAGGAATTTCTTCTTTTCCGCTTCTGTAGCGGTGCATAATGTTATTGGCTCGATATACATACGGATGGCGTCGAGCAGCCCCTGTGTTTTTATCATGTGTTTTGCAACAGCATTTGTCATTGTTCAGTTCCTCCCGTCCCATTTGCGCGACGCAAGATGCGCCGCATAACGCTGTACGATGCCCTCAAACACTCCGGTGAGCGACGGGTCTTTAGCTATGACCGTGAGTTTGGAAACGCTCTGACGCTCCTTGTACGTCGCTCCTGCGGCCTTGAGACGCTTGCGCATATTGCTCTGCCGCGTGGTGAGGTTACACCCGACCTTGCGCTCCAATGCGCTGTACAGGTCGTCGTACATGACGGGATAGCTCATGCTGTATTCTTCGCACAGCCCGGAAAGGTACTTCTTCATATTCTCCTGCCACTCGTCGCGCCCCACGGCGGGGACGGAACAGGCTTCGGCGATACGCTTCTGGTTGCTTTCCACCGCATCAATGCGGTCAGAGAGTTCTTTGTTGACCTGCACTTGCAGTTCAAGCATCTGCATTGCGGTCATGGGCTTGGCAATCTTCTCACGCATTTTCTCAAACGCACTGACATACATTGCGGTGAAGATAACACCCTTTTCACCGGTCATCTTGTTTGCTACCATGTCACAGCCCTTTTTCGTCAGCAGATAACACGGACGGCTTTCGCCCTTGCCGTCAGTGTAGGTGCTGGGAATGAAGAAATCAACCGGCGCAAAATTGCGCTCGTTAGATTTTCCAAGGGTTTCGGCGTAATTTCTGATGTCTCGCAGAAGCTCCTTGTGGTTCTTGCCGACAGCTTCCGCAACTTCTCTGCTGTCCACAACATCTACGCCGCTGCGGTCAATAATGGTCAATTCGTTCACTATTCTATCCTCCTGCGTAAAATACTATTTGACAGGAGTTCCGCTAAATGATAAAATAATTTCACAAGCGGAGAACTCCGTTAGTGGAATAAGCGGGTCGTTTTCATTGGAAGTGTGGACGACTTGCTTATTTTTCAATAAAAGTCTCTAACAGTTTTATACCATCTCTTATCCCTTCCGTTCGTTTGAGATTGCGTTCTTTACAATATTTGTCAAGGACTTCGAGCTCGTGATCGTCGAGGCGAACATGAATAGGATTAGATTTTGGATTCTCTGCTGGAGGTCTACCCATTTTAGGGGACATAGTTTTCACCTGCCTTTTTGTAGCCCCGCAAGTATATTACTACTTGTAGCCCAAAATGTCAATAGCTATTATGCGATATTTTTTACGCCCCGTTTTCACGGGGCGTTTTGTCTTTCAGTTAGAATCGGTGTTCCACTTCCCGCCACAATTCTCCATTGCATACTCAATTTCAGAATCAGAAAAACCAGCGTTCTGGAGCAACTCAAGAAGATCATCCTTGGAAATGTCGGCGGCGTTCAAGGTTGATATGGCGGCAGCCAAAGCGTATTGGTCGTCATCATTCGAGGACAGTGAGAAAAAGCCGGAAACTTTTCCTCTAAATGTTACTATATATTCGTCAGCGTTTATTCGCCAGTCAGTCTCGCTAAGAGAAATCTTTTGTGTCTCGGACGTAGGATTATCTGAATTGTCATCCATATCAAAAAGCTCCTTGGCGGCCGCAGAAGCCTCAGTGGTGGATGCGTTGCGGTCAAGTGTGCACATTACTGCTGTCATTAAATCAATCGCACAGGCCTTTGTATTGATGTCATTAATCTCATCTGTTGGGAATACCAGTTCAATAGAAGTGATGTATAGATTATCGTCGTTGCGGTATTGTGACGCTATGGCATAAAAATCGCAGTTGAGGGAATCGCTTTGAATCTTTGCTACCCATTGTCCTCCGACTTCACTAAAGTCAGATTCGGTGGGCATTTTCATGTTATATCCAGTCGAAGTATTGCTCCCCTTCAGATTACTAAAATTCTCTGAGAGGTTTTGAGTGAAAACAGACATTGAACGGTAACCATAACGGGAAAAATAATAATCTGGCACGGATTTGTTGCGGCTGTCCTCATCTGCTCCAATATAGTTGTAAGTAATATTGCGTTTGTCCGTGTCGTATGAAAAACAAATATAAACTATCTCCGTGCTTTCTACTTCTCCGCCGTAACTATTCGTTGCACCATACTCGAGCATCACATACATAGTGCAATATGCGAAATCTCGATGCTCCTCTGGCGTTGAAACTTTTCCTGAATATCTGTGATATGAGTGAGGATTTTTCAAGTTCTCTTTCAGGAAATCTTCTGCTTTCTCGACAGCATCCCATTGGCCAAAGTAAATCATGCAAGTAGCAAGCTGATTTTCGTCCATACATTCGCTATACTCACGAATTATACGTTTAATTTCTTCTATGTTATCATTTTTCAGAGTTGAGACATAATCGACGAGATACACAGGGAACGTTCGCTCGAAGTCCTCGCAATAGGACATTTCTGCCTTTATTTCATCCGAAAGATTCTTGTAATCAGTATATAGCGCCTCGGCATCGGAGATATTCCCTGTCCAATCATTTACGAACGCCTTGATTTTCTCGTCGTAAATAGCCGCTTGGGACTTGTTGTAAAACGCCTGAGACTCCTTGTAGTCCCCCAAGGTTTCGAACATTGTGCTGGCGTTTTCGTAATCGCCATTCTCATACGCGTTCTGAGCTTTTTTGTAGTCGGACATATTGCATCCGCATAAGGAGAACGCCATTACCAGCGCGAGAACAAGCGAGATAAGTTTCTTCATTTCATTGCCTCCTGTATTTATTTTCGGTTAGGATATTTATAGTGTATCATAGCAGTGTGAGCAATTCAAGGGTGAAAGAAAATAGCAGGGTAAATAGCCCCGCCTTTGTTTCATTCCCTTTGTTGCGTTTCCTTTGTTTTAGTTGTTGACTTTCGCCGTAGAAAATGATATATTCTCACTAAGGACGGTTCCCGCTGGTGTCACAGCAAGAAACGGCCAACTCTACAAGTTTATAGCTTGAAATTGCCGCTTCTTGCTGGGGTTAGGGGGCGGCTATTTCTTTAGGTTTGCACCCAAACCAATAGCCGCGAGTACAAGCATAAATAGTGCTATTGTATCTGTTATACTCATGGCGATACCTCCGTAGTATGTAACTTGCAGAAGTTCGCCTCCGTCCTTAGCTTGTAGGGATAATATCATATTATGCAGGATAATTCAACAAGAAAAGCTCCACGGATGACCGTGGAGCTTTTTGATCATCTGGGCATCGCCGCGTCCTCCGCGCATTTGCGGAGAAATGTATATGCGTCGGGCGCGACAAGCGTGTTTGCGTACAGTTCTCTTTCCGGCGCGTCTGCGAGGCTCACAGCAACGTCATATGCGCCGCAGGCATCGCAATGTTCAAATTCTGCCGAAAACTCTCTGAGAGCCGCAGAAACGCTCTCAGCACATATTGAGTATGTGTTCCGACTACTCAAGCAAGCAAGTGTGTTCGGTGTGGTGAGCGTAACAAGGTACACACGCTTAACTGTCTGCGTTTTCAAGTTCTCCATGCTCGATAAGCCCTCCTTCATCAAAGCCTTCATAATAAAATTCCTCACTGCCCGGTTCGCCTTTCTTCGGCACCTTGACAAGCGGGTCGCGGAGCCGGTCAAAGCGCACTCTCGTGACCGTGGGGCGCGTCTGGGTAACTTTGCGCCCATCGAAATTGTAGGAGACTGACTTGAGCTGATACTCCACGATGACGGTCTGTCCCTTTTTGAGATACTGCGTGACGACCTCGCTCATGCGCCCGTAGGCCACGAATGAGGGGAAATCGTAGGTAGATTTGCCGTGCGGGCGAAAGTCGCGCTCACAGGCAAGAGTGAACTGCGCATAGGGCTTGCCGTCCACCGTGCCGTACTTCTGGACAGGGTCGCCGGTGAGATAGCCCATTATGCGCCCATCGTTCAGCATACCTCCACCACCAGTTTCAGTTTATTCTCATAATAGACGGCGCACTCGCGGCTTGCACCGCCGCCGAAGATACTGACGGGTATCATCCTGCCGCCGATATTGCCGAAGCTGAAAGCGCAGCCCTGCGCGCCCTCAGTAAAGGCGACAGGCTCTTTGAAGTCCATGTCCTTGATATTGGGCACGAGCGAAAGCGACGTGGTGTCGATGCGCATAGACTGCGGCGCTATCTTGATGGCCGTACCGTTATTGAAACGGATGTGATGTTCGGATATCTTTTCGATTTTCATTACTTATCTGCTCCCCTTTCTCTTCTGTCTCTATACGGTTTACACAGCGTGTACTTCCAGCCGTGCGGTACTTTTTCGAGTTTGCACCAGCCGTCGTAGAAATACCTCATATCGCCGAAGTATTTACCGCCGGGTGCGATGTTATTATACCATGTGTCGTAGTCCGGGTAAATGCCGGAATTGATATTTGCACGACAGTATTCAAGAACCTTTTCGGGATCCCGCTCCTGCGTGTAAATTTTCACTATCTTATAGTGATCGCCGCCGTACTCGCGCTGACCGGCGAATAGTTTCTTGTGGTACATTCTTGTATTCTTCCTCCTATCTGAATTTTACAGTCACGTCGTATTCCTGCTTGAGCGCGTTCTTGACGTCCGCGAATGAAATGTCTCCGGAATTGAGCTGGGCGCAGTAGAAATCCACCTCTTTGGCAAGGAGCTCTATCTCATCATCAGGAAAACCGTGCTTGTCCTTGAGGATGAAGAGCATCATGGTAGAAATGAAATTCGCGCCCTCTGCGTGGCCGAGAGCAAGCGCACGGTCAACGTCCTGCTGAGTGCGCGGAATACTGCGGGGAGATTTCTTTCTTGACATCATTCCCTCCTATCCTCAGTCGTGAATGTTATCTTGCTGCCATTGGGGAACTCGAAATTGAGCCTGCATCCGAAGAAGTCCGCCGCACCGATAAGATCGGACACGGAGAAACTGTCCTTCTGAAACTTATTACTCAAGGCTTGTGGGGAAATACTCAAGGCTTCGGCCAGCTCTCTATGCGTCGTGCCAGTGAGCGCAAGCAAAGCCTTGACCTTTGTACCGATCAAATCTGCATCACTCCTCAAATTAAATCAAATGAAATTGCGCATTAAAGAAACGGCAAAGTGGATTAAAGCGTTTATCATTTTCGCGAGGTCACGAAAATGGTCGTCTCATCGGCCTTTTTCGAGCGGTCTGCACAGTCAGCCCAGAACGTGGCGGCGGATTGCGGAGTGACAAATGCAACAGGCGTTCGGTGCTTCAAACTGCCGCAGATCACGCCGAAGAGCGTCTTTGCGATGCCTCGCGTTGGGAAGGTCATGGAGGTTATATGCGCCTCTGCGCCGCACCGAGGGCAGCGGCAGAGAGATACGCCCTCCGGCGTCGGGATGGTCTCAGGGGCGGGTCTATTCCTCATGGCCGCCTCCTTTTTTCTCCCAATGGCTGCCATTATCGCAGTCGATGCAGGGCTCCACATTGTCTAAGTCGAAATCGTACTTACACGTACCACAGCGAAATCCTGTATGAGGGAGTTGCAACTGCTCAAAATAGAACACTATCGGCTTTTCCATCTCTATGACGTTTCTGTAGGCAATGCCGACCTTGTAGATGTAATTCTCTCGGAGCTTCTTCGGAATCTCCTGTATGTATCGTCTGAAAGTCTCTAAGGTATTTGCGCGCTTGTAGTGGTTACACATCCTGCAGGACGGCATGAGGTTTGATATATCGTCGGTTCCCTCGCCCTCCGCGTTGTATGCACGCCGAGGGCGCAAGTGGTCGACCTGCATATCCTTGTAGGCGATTGCCCTGCCGCAGTATGCACAGTGCCCGTTGTATTTGTGATATACGGTCTCACGGGTTTTTTTACTTATTGCCATTACAGCACCTCCACCGGTTCTTTAAGCCACTCCAGACGACACTCGGCGCACGTCGGTTTAAGGCAGGCTTCGCCTTTAAGAACCGGACAAATTATGGCGAATTCCGCCAGCTCTTCATCAGACATATTTCTGATCTTGTCCGCGCGAGTGAATACCACGTCTGGGCACTCCCGCCTTCTTGCGTCTTGGCAAGCTTTCCCGCCGTAGTGCATCAGGCAGCCAGACACACGGCATCTATCACAAAGTTTCATTCAAAGTCCCCTCTCCCAAATTTCCCGGTAGATTCGGAAATATTCTCGAAGTGGTGAGGGAAACAATCTCCTCTCCATCTCCGACATGAGTAATTGCTCCGCTTGGCGTTTGGAGATACGATTTTTCTCCTTCGGCGGGAGCCTGCCCTCTTTAGCCGCAATCGCAACTGGGTTTGTTTTATGCTGACCCATCATCTGCCCTCCTGTTCCATGCTTCAACTGCATCAGCTCTTGACCTTTTTTCTTTGGTGCAATAACTACACCTTGGGCAAGAAACGCGATATGTAATTTGATCGCCCTGAAAATGGCCGTATGGTATCAACCTGCCGCGGGTATAGCCGCATTTTTTGCAAGGTTTCAACTCATTCATTGTCAAATCTCCTATTCCAGCCCTCTGCGGCGTCTGCAAGCGACACCGCATCAAGCAGTATTGGTTCCATTATGTAGCAGTGCCAGCCGTCCTCAGACTTTGCGTGACGGATTTTGAAGGCGTGGTCAAAGGAACCATAGCTCAACGTCACGGGCTTTCCGCAGAACGGACAAGGTTTAAGTTTGTTCATTGGCTTCGACATCCTTTCTCGGTCTGAGTTTCCAGCAAAGGAAATAACTTTCTCTTGTCATATAAAGTTCGTACTTTTTCAGCATCTCATATAGTCCATCAATGCAGTACCAGTTGTCCGCATTGCACACATGCTCCTCCCGATCCCAATTCTCACAACCGGGACAAACAAAGTGAGAACAGACCTCGTGACATGCTGCCTGAAACGCTTCATCCGTCATCCCATCATCTGGGTCAACATATTCCCAAAGTTCACTGACAAGAAAGTCGCACTTTTCATGGGAAAACCAGTCATAAATACACCCCTCACATTTAAGCACGTCATATCTGTACTTTCCTCCCGGCTCTATATACTCGTTACAATAAGAACACGTATGACGCTTCCGGGCTTTTCTCCACTGTGTTTTCAATATGTCAGGCATTGCTGTCACCTCCGTCCATTCTCGCGCCGCAGTTGGGGCAGTAATGTCCAAGCGTAAATTCGGAAAACACGGTTCTGCAAGCGGAACACCTTTTGTTTTCGTACTCTGGTATCGGAATCCATCGTCCATGCGCCACATCCTCGAACTGTTTGAGGTGTTCGCGCAGTTCCGCGCATACCCATGCCGCCTGATAGAGAAGCGCTAAAACGCCCTCTATGCTGTCGGTTCCATCGACCAGCCACTCTGCCATAGTAAACGAAATATCGCTATCAGACATAGTTTCTGGAAATGCGGCGTATTTCGTATGTCTACGCACAATCTTTCGTATCAAATCAAACAGGGTTATGTCCGCACCGTTCTCTCCGTATCCACGCACCCACGTTTCCTTGTCTTTGACGTAGAACAGATTTAGTGCCGTTTGGGTATTGTTTTTCGGGGTATCAGTTGTAAGCCTCATTTAGTTCTCCT